CTTCCCACAGGCCGTTTCGGTCTTCAAGCCTGATGGTGAGGTCATCCGCATAGCCGGACATGTTGTCCGTGAAGGAAATCGACTTCAGGTGCGGCGCGAGGTCTTCGGAAATGTCCGCCCCTTCATATTTCACAAGGGGCACGACCTGACGCGGCGTCATGAACGCCTCCACGGCGGCAGGCGGCTGGTCTTCGGTGCTTCCCAATCAGGCACCACGAGCGTGATGTCTGCCGGAAATACGACGATGTCCGCATAGTCCCCATTGGCTTCGAGGAGCTTTGCCATGCCGCTCTCGCTGCCATAGAGTGTTTTCGCGATACTGTCCCACATGTCGCCCTGTACAGTGCGGTATGTCTTAGCCATAAGAAAGCCGCCTTTCGTCTCTCTGTATATCCTTGAGCATGCGCCTCAGGTCGCTCACGGCGTCTTTCATCGCGCTCTCCATGGTGCTCTTGTCTGCGTTGCCCTGAATCGTGATCTGCGGGGCGAAATTGATGGTGGTGCTTCGTGTCCCACTCTTTTGCGGCGCGATGCCTGAAGCATTCAGCGCTCCGAGACGCCGTCCGGTTTCCTGCCACAGTCCCAGCGCACGCCGGCTCCCGTCGATCGGAATAGCTGCCTCCGGGCTATCTTCAGCGAATGTCGTCAGGAAAGAGCCTTGATTATAGATGCCGCCGGTCGCATTGGCTGCCACGTCGGGCGCGCTTCCTAGGCTCTGATTGTAATTGACCAGTGCGTCGATAGGATGGGAAAGCGTCTGTCGCAGCTCACCCCACTTGCCGATTACCCACTGTACGATATTGCCGAATATGTTCTTCACACTACTGCAGAAATTATTCAGCGCCGTCATGGGGCTATCCCATAGTGTGATGAAAAAGCTTTTCACGGTATCCCAGTTGTTATATAACAGGATACCCGCTCCGATCAGCAGGCCGATGCCGGCAATTACCCATCCGATCGGACAGGCAAGCATGGCTGTATTTAGCGCCCACTGGGCGGCAGTTGCAAGGTTTGTGATGCCTGTCCATAGCCCCGTGATGCCATTCAGCGCAGCCAGCGCAATCGCACGTCCGGTCAGGGAAACGGTTCCCGCGACGGTGGATGCCGTGTGTGCAATGGTCGCGAACATAGATGAGGTTGTGATGGCGGTGTAAGCCGCCTTGATGGCGATAACCCCCTGATAGGCCACCCCGACCGCTTGCAATGCAGTTACCGTCATGGCGATCGCGCCACCCATAGCCGCAATGCCGCCTATTAGCACCGGGTGCTGCTGCGCCGACTGTGAGAGCGACCCCGTATAGCCTGCGAGGCCATTCATCGCGCGTGTGAGTTGCGGAAGGAATATGTTTCCCACAGAAATCGCCAGCGATTCCTGTGCTGACTTGAACTTCTCCGCAGCGCCCACCCCGTTATCCTTCATGGTCGCTGCCATTTTAGCAGCTGCTCCATCCGATTTCTGAATATCCTGCAGCAAGTTCTCGAAAGTCCCTGGTGCAGAATTCAGCACGGCCAGCCAGCCGCTGGCAGCTTCTGTACCGAAGATGGCCTTTGCTGTTGCTAGCTGCTCCTCTTGACTGAGCCCCTGCATGCGTTCGCGAAGCTGTGTCAGAATGCTGACCATCTTTTGCGGTCCCGTGGTGTCGCCGGTCTTGATCCCGAGCGATTCCATGGCAATGGCAGCCTCCTTCTGCTCCGCCGTCAGATCCTGCGCTGTCATGCCGAGCTGCGCCAGTGCGTTCGCCGCCATCTTTGGCGGCCCCGCGAGGCGCAAAAAGCCGGAACGCAGCGCGGTGCCCGCATTGCTTGCCTTGATGCCGGAGTTTGCCATGAGCCCAGCAAGCGCCGCCGTTTCTTCCATGGAGACGCCGAATGCGTGTGCCACCGGCGCCGCATATTTCATTGTTTCGCCCAGCATTTCGACGTTGGTATTCGTCTTCGTGATGGCTACCGCGTACACATCTGCCATGTGTCCGGCAGCTTCCGCGTCTAAGCCGAACGCCGTCAGATCGTCGGATACGATATCTGCCGTCTTGGCCAGATCTGTGCCGCCGGCCGCCGCCAGATTTAAAAGCCCTGGCATGCCGGCAATGATCTGATTCGTCTTCCAACCCGCCATGCCGAGGAAACTCATCGCCTCTGCAGCTTGCGATGCAGTGTACTGCGTCTTTTCGCCCAGTTCCCGGGCCGTGTCAGTCAGCTGCTTTGTCTCTTCGTTGTCCGCCATCGTGATGGCTTTCACTTTGGACATGGCCGCCTCGAAGCTCATGGCCGTTTTTACCGCCGCCTCAATCGGCGCGGCAATACTTCTGATGGTTCCCACAGTGTTCTGTAAGTTAGCCGCCGAGAAGAAAAGCGAACTTGAGCTGGACTTCAACGCGGTACTTGCGATGGCACGCTGCGCTGAAGACAGCTCTTTCATGCGGGCTGCATAGGTCGCAGAACTGACTGTGCCTGAGCGAAACGCATTGTTGATTTGCGCGATGCTGTTCTTTAGATCAATGTTCTGTATGCTCATCGTCTGCGTTAAGCGGTTGACGCGGCCAAATGAGCTGATCAGGCTGTTGTTTACAGCGCCGTTGATGATGAAGTTGTACGAAAAACTTTTCCCTGCCATAGCCCCCTCCTTTCGTGATATAATCAAAGAAAATCACTGGACTGTTTTGAATTTTCAGCGGTTGTCATACCTAGAAAGTGGTGATTTTCGTGGATACGCTAGGCTGCCTCGGGCTGATCTTTTTTCTTGTCATGTTTGCTTACGCCATCGCCGCGACATGGTTTCTATCCTTTTATGGATGGACCTGTGTGATTGGCACTTGGGCTTTCTTTATCTTCCTTTTTCGCCACCCTATTGGTCGCATCTGCTACAACGTGAAGTGCTGCCTCGTCGGCGGCTGGAAGGAGGGGCTGCGCAAAGCAAAAGCCCGCGAAGCCGCAGAAAGAACGAAACGCCAGCGCTCAGATAATGTTTGAAGGCTCTAATCG